TGCCACCACCCTTCCCAGTCTCCACTCTCTGCATTGATGGGTTCTGGCAATCCGATGCTCTCGCTGTATGCCAATTCGCATTCTGTTGCGCCATCCGGCCCAATGTCATTCCATAGGAAGTTTGACTCAAGTTCCCTGAGTCCTTCCAATCCCTGCTCCTCGCGGTAGGCCAGGATAAAAATTCTTTTGCGTTGGTGCGGAGCGCCTGTTTCGCTCGCGCTGAATATTCCTGCCGCAACTCTATAATGTAGCTTTTCCAATCTCTCGATGCAGTGTCCGAAGACGCTTGATCCGTCTGGCATTTTTGCCGAGAGGAGTCCTTCGACATTTTCTGCGAAGAGCATTCCGGGTTGCATAATTGAAATTCCATCTGCGATGATGTCGAATAACCATCGTTCGTCTTCTGTTGCCTTTCGTTTTCCTGCGCTTGAGACTGGTTGGCACGGCCATCCAAAGGACAAAATTCCTTTAGCCATGTATGGAGTGAAGTCTCCCCATGGGAAATTTGTGACATCTGTGAAAACAGGAGCTGAGTCCAGTAATCCTTTTTCCATTTTCGCAACCAAGTTTGCGATGGCGAATGATTCCCTCTCGCAGTAAGAGATGCAGCGAAGATTTCGGATACAGCGGTGGAGTCCAATCCCGATGCCTTCATAGCCGGAACAAAGACTGATGTAAGGGACGATGGTATTATTATTGTGCATGGTTTCATTTGTTTCTATTTTTTGTGTGTTGGTTTCCCCTAAATCCGTGCAGTTTTGTATGCTCTGATTTAGGTAAAATTTGTAGATTCTCTAAACGATTGTCTGTTTTGTTTCCATTGATGTGATGAATGTCATAATTTTCTGGTATTTCCCCATTGTGAAAACACCAAACATCGCGATGCATTGAAGAGCGAACTCCACCTGTGCAGGCTAAATATCCATTATTTCTTAATATATATTTTTTACCATTAAAAACCATGAATGGCAAAAGCGCCTTTGATCGAAGTTCCATTCCTGCTCTTTTAAATCTCTGGAATACGGTTTGCCTTGATACTTGAAACGCTTTTCCAACTTGAGAAATACTATATCCTTTTAGATATAGATTATACATTTCGTTTGTGGTTTGAATGTCTGGTATGCAACTCACGCAATAAGCCTACAAAACAATTGTCATTTGTCAATCGTTTTTCTGGTTTATTGTTTAACAATAGTGAGCGCGATGTAGTCCTTGATGAACTCTTCAGCGGTGTCTTGATCTGAAATTACTTTTAATTTCATCTTATCAATACCTCCGTCTTTCCGATAAATTGTGACATCGTTACCTGCGATCTTAACCTCGCAGCCAAGGTGAATGAATGTGTGTTTCATGGAAATCAGATATTGACGCAACACTGTATTTAGTGCAAGATATTTTTTGCATGAACGCACAACAACGCATAGCACAAGTAGAGTCAGATATACTCTACCGCAAAGTTGGGAAGCGATATATCCCAGTCAATGACCCTAACGCATATCATGGACTTGATGAAGGCTATTGGCTCGTCAAGGTATCACCAGGATGCACAAGCATCCGGCAATGCGTATATCCAGACCGGGCTGAAATCCAAGCCGCCGCGCACAAGAAGCAAGACAAGCTAATGGAGATCGTCCGCAAGGCAGGAGAGGCAAGACCACAGAAGATCAAGCTCACGAAAGAAGAGCATAAGGACTGGACTGCATTTATCAAGAAGCATGGCGCATCGTTCCATGTTCTATGTTATCCATCCCTCCATGAGGTAACAGAAAAAATCATTGAGGAACTTCTTAAACACGACTGATATGGAATATACGCCACATCACGAAGAAGAGTTCTCCATCCGATGCCCAAGGCGATCTGACGATTTGTTGGAATACAATCGCAGTCTACTGGCACAATGTGAAATCGATTCACTACGAGCAGAGGTATTGAGCCTACGCTTAGAGCGCGACACATTGAGGAAGATTGTTCCAGATGGAGAATGGGTAGCCTACGAGGATTACCAAAAAGTTCACGATGCAGCCAGCCGTTTGCTGGTGGCAATAAACAAACAACTGCCAATTGGATCATATAGTTTTGTTTGTAAAGAGTATGATGCGCTTCAATGCGCGATTTATGGAAGGGACACAAAGTGATCGAGACACCAGACACAGACGGGCTTTACAATTCCCTATTGGCCGAAAACCCAAACAACCCAGTTTACCTTGAGGTAATGCTGCAACACACCCGTGAGCTGGAGCGTGAGCGAAATGAACTGAAAAACAAATTAAAAATAGCAACAGATCAACGGGAATTATGCATAGAAGCTTGCAAAAAAGCTGAAAGAAATAGCGAAGAACTACGCTCAATAGTTGAACAAAGGCTGGTAGCCGGAGCTACGATCCATCAAAACGCTAACGATCTAATGCGCGCAAACCAGAGACTTGAATCAGAGCGTGATGAACTTCTTGGAATGATTAAATCACTACGGAAGAATGCAAAGGAAGATGCTGTAAAACTATCTCTTGCATTTGAGCTTGTTAAACAACTTGTTCTTCAAGTTGAATATCCAGCATACACAGTAGATGAAGCTGTAAGCAAAATGTTTCTAATGGAGAATGCGAAGAAATTCATAAATGAAATGTCATAAATGTGGTAAGGATACAGAAGTTACAGACTCAAGGACTCTAATAACAGATGACAATATATCTTTCGTTCGGAGGTTGAGGTATTGTAAAAAGAAACATCAAACAATAACACATGAAATTTATACAAACAACAGCGCGATACCAGACATCTACAGGTTCAAAAGAGTTAGAAGAACAATCAAGAAGCCAAAGAAAAAACCAGAGAAGAAAGATGTTTGGCTTAAAAAAGTTCTCGCTAAATTAGATGAATGAGTTGATACCATTTATTGGATTGGAGGACGGAGAGATGAAGTTATTTGTTTCTCCGTTTAAGCTAAACAAGTTAGGCGATATGCATATGCGCGGAAAAGACCTTCCGAAGTGCGCTCAATCGCCAATCACGAATAGCGAATGCCTTGAAGTATTAACATCCATGGAGTCATACTATGCCCCTACTAAAAAGAAGAAGTAGACTAACATCAAAGAAGCCGATGAATAAAGTGTCAGTAAGACACGCAAAGGAACTCAAGCAATACTCGCAAGCAAGGAAGGAACATTTTGCATTGAACCCATATTGCGCGATCTGTGGTCTTGATGCTACAGACATACACCATATGGCGAAGAGGGGGGTTAACCTATGCAACAAGGATACATTCTTGTCACTTTGCCGTATCTGTCATACCAAATGCCATGACAATCCAGCTTGGGCAAAAGAGAATGGATATTTTCTATGACAGAAAAAGAACTATTACTTGCATTCCCAAATGCTTCACGATCATTCATACAAGCCAATGCAACTAAAGCTCACTATCCTATACAGAACACCATCGCTAAACAAGACTATGCGCCAGCACTGGGCAGTTCAATACAAAGAAAAGAAGTTAGCCTGGGACGCGCTACTGGACGCATTGAAGTCCGCTTCACTCTGTTCCGGGTCAGATGCCTTGATCCAGACAACGCAGCAGCCTCTACAAAGAATCTACTCGATGGCTTGCGACACGCTAAACTCCTAACTGAAGACAACCCATGGACAATCAAGCTCCAAGTCGAACAAGAAAAAGTCAAAGGATTCGACAACGAGAAAACAGAAATAGAAATTAATTATCCAATTGACTATTGGGAAACAATAAAATAACTTGAACTTGCTGGGTTTGTGTTGCCTAGCTTGTGTGTTCATTGGTGGGGGAGGGGAGAAATCTCCTCCCCCTTCATTCTTTTAACCTAAAGAATCCAACTTTTCTTACAATGCCATCAATAAGAACATAAATGTTTTTATGCTCTGCACCAAGTCTATCCATTGTAGCTTTGGCTGCACACCGCCCCTTATTTAGTCTGGATGCAATCTCTGGAATAGATAGCCACCCTTCTTCTCGTAGTTCTTCAATTGTTCTCGCCTTGTTTTGATTAAATAAATCAGACCAGGCTGAATTTATAGCGGCAACATCCACGGAACTCCCCGTTTTCTTTCGCATAAGTTTATTGTTATTTGTGTGTCAGTGTAAAATCCGTAACCAAACCCTTGTGTCCATGCCAGGGTTTGCCTCTTTGCTTTCGCATAATCGGCGTTAAAACGCATTAGCATACCAACAGAGTATCCGGTAGCCCCATTCAATGTTCTAGCTTGTTCTATGCCGGTTCTGTGAATATGTCCCATGACGCAAGTTCCAAATGTCTCTGCGTGATCTCTGATACTGGCGACATTATACATGAACCCGTGGATAAACTTTGCCCCGCCAATGATAGGATGAGACTGCATATCGTAGGAATATGTGGCAGCTTTAAGACTTTTTGCTGTCTTCTCGATCTCTTGGATAACCAGAGTTGCAGCATGAGCGGCTAATGCATTAGGCGAATTTGCAAGCCGGAACAATCTGTCCTCATGGTTTCCATATAGGATATGATTTGGCCGAAGCTCCTGTAAAAAATCAACGCCAGCAGAAAGGTCTTCGGCTACTGATGCCGCCCTATCCGCAGCGTTAGGGTCATTAATGGCTCCAGAACGGGCTGCTGCCGCGTCGATGAAGTCTCCGAGATGGATGATAGTATTTGGCTTGAACTGCTCCTTGAACCGCAATACAGCATCTCTAGCCTCTGGATCAATATGATCTCCATGTGAACAGCTAACAGCCATCCACTTCTTCCATTGTTTATTTATTGCTGCCATATTCTTGCGTGAATTGAATCTTAGGACATGGAAAGTCATCCTGGCTAAACATTGGTTCACCATTCTCCTTTAGGTGAGGGAAGTGACGGAGGCAACGATATGCTCTTTCCTTGAGTTCAGATACTTTCTTTGGACGAGTATCCGTGTATAGAAGGTCACGAAGAAACTTCTGTGTTTTAACCAATGAATTATATTGTTCGTATCTAAGACTCATTCAAAAGTTCTTTAGGAAATTTATCTAACAAATCAATTAATGCTTCCTCGCCAGCTATGATTGCATCTTCGTTTAGTTGCGGAAAGACTGCGTGTAAGACTTCATGTATTGCTGTTCCAAGAACACTATCTGGATTAGGTGTCACAAATATCTTCTTCTCTTCAGCTACGCAAAGCCCAATATCGTCTTCCTCAATTCCGATGTAATCATCTGGTGTTGGCTTCTTGAAAAGAACCTTCCATTTTGCTCCATCAATGTTAACAGAGATTCTTTTCATGTTGTGAATAAGTTAGCAGGAAATGTTAATAAGTCAAAAATATTTTTTAGAACCTATTGAACATTTACGCTAAATGCCTCCCTAATGATCTGCTTAACATGAGCAATCTGCCTTGCCTTTAAGCACTGCCTCAATATCTCTTTTAGCTTGAGGTTCTCTTTGTGCAGATAAAGCACATCTTCGTTAGGCTTACTTGGTTCGCTCATATGTTAAACAATAAATGTATTGCTGAAATTAAAGGCATTGTTCCATCTATTTTGAAGACCTGCCCAAAACTGCTTTCTCGCTCCAACGGGAGGTGCAATACGAAGTTCATATGCCTCCCTTGCCTTGCGGAGTTTCTGTAAGAGTTCTTCTGGAGTTCCTTTCCCAATAGCTGCCTGTGTAATTGGCCCCCACTTGCCATCGTCTACCACGCCTAATGCAAGCTGCAAGATACGCAACGCACCCTTTGGACCTCGATTAAATGCAGTGTCACGAAGGAACGCCTCAATAGCAGGGTTGCGAGTCCAGTTGGAAACTACATTCGTGTAATCCAATAGATACGCCTTGGCGTATTCTTCCGCTTCAAAATGCTTCCCTTCTTGGATAAGGTTCTTTAATTTCCTTGCGGCTTCTGGATGGTAACGATCATTGATTCCGGCAACTTCATACGATCCACCACCATCAGCGGCAGGAAGGTTATATACCTTGAGATTTCCTTGCTTGTCTCTACGGGCTTCTGAATCCAAGATGAATCCAGCCATGTCAATCCTACGAGGCATAATCAGAAGTCAGCAGAACCCTTGATCTCTCCCTTGAGTGGAAACAATGCAATGTTACACTTTAGGCTATCAATAAGCCGGACAAGAAATGAGCGTTGATCAACAAGCTCAGTAAACCGAATTGGGTTTTCATACCAAACATTGGACGGATACATCTGACCATACGAGCAAGTGATCATCATTAGAAACAATCCAAAGATTTTATTCCTTACAGGTGACGCTCTACGCACTTCAGCGTGCGGATTGAACATACCACTAGGCTTTGTCCTGCAAATCGTTTTACGAGCCTTTACGCGCCCGTAAACGGCAAGTCCTGCGCCAGTCGTCTCCATCACAATAGTAACAATATCCGTCAACTCCTCGTTAACAATATCAACATGGAACCATTTTAATACTTGAGCCAACAACATTACAACAATTCCAATAATTGTCCGGCTCTGCCACCATGCCTTCTCTTCGTTCATTTACTAATTTTAGCAAGAACCAACTCAATTGCAAGATTGATTGCTCTCGATGAAACATCAACACCTTCTTTAAGTGCTGTTTGTTTAATCTGATCAACTGCAATCTTACGCTTCTCATCTCCGCTTGCAGACGAATCTCTCAAAGATGATACAACTTCAACAGCAATAGGCAACAATGCTTTAAGAATATTTGCAGTGCTGTCTTTCAAGATTGGAATAATAAACTCCAATACAGATTTAGATGCTCCAGTAAGTAGTGATAGTGTTTTTAGTAGTAGTGTTTTCATTTTGGTTTATTCCAGTTTCTAACTATTACAGCAAGAGATGCAATACCAACAACAATACCAATACAAAGAGAACCAATTCGCAACCATTGCTCAACTTCTGGCAGCAATGAAATACCAACTGATGTTGCCGTAGCAAGAACTCCTGCCATGCCTGCGTTAAATGAGTGCGTGTCCATTATTCTTTCTTTCTTTCAATCGTTGAGTAGTCAATTTCGCTTTCAAGTTTAATCCCTATATTTTCTGGAAGCTCAAATGGCGTGACGCCGTCCCAAAGGATCGTGTTTTCCAGCCACCCGCCTGCGGAG